GTGCATCCGCATCCTCGCACACCACCTTGAAGCCATCGCCCACAATGTAGTTGCGGAGTATCTCCACAATGCGCTTGCCGAAGGGCGTGGTCACAGCCAGGAAGAAGCACACCTGCTGCATGCGCTCATGCATCAGCGGATTCAGGTCACGCATCGTCTGCGGCGATGTAATGCGCCGGAACTTCGCATCGCTGCCATCGCCGCTGGTGAGCTGGTAGAGCGCAGGGCTAAGCGCCTCCGCGACACGCTTCTGCTCTAGTTCTGTAGCGGCCTCCTGCTCCGCAGTTATCCGCTCAGCCTGCGCCGCCCGCGCTTCGCTAAGGTCTATCATCACCATGCCGTTACGCTCTTCAACCGACGCATTCGCGCGTTTCCAAAAGAAAACGTTCATCTCCACACACTCCTTCGATCTCTCTGTATAAAGTCTTCTTGCGTTTGCCGCATCCCCATATCGCGCTGTGCGTTCGCCGCCATCAATCCGCTGAATGCTCCGCGCCCGCGCAGCGGATCGCGCGTTCCCACTCCCGGACCACAGGAGGCAATCGCCGCGCGGAAGTTGTTTGCCCGCGCCAGCGCCACTGCGCTCTCCAGCGCGTCGGCCAAGTCATCCTTGATCTTGCCCAGGAAGAGCAGTTGGCTGATCAGCGTCTTTTGCGTGCCGTCCAGGCAGAAGCGGATGATGCCGCGCTCGACCAGGCCACTCATCGTGGCGATGCGCATGAACTTGTCAGTGGTGTGCGGCACGCCGACGATGTTCATGTAGCGCCCGGTTCGCGCGCTCACCTCTTCCACCGTCTGCCGCAGCGCCACCTGGTAGGCCACGTCCTCAATGCCCACAACCTCTGGCCGCTCGTCATCCCACCGCTCGCAGATGAAGTCCACCTGTTTGATGAACGGCATCTTCCCCTGCTCGGCGCGCAATACATAAATGCGTCCGTCGCTAAGGTCGATGCCAACGGTGATGCTGGCGAAGAAGTCCGCCTTCTTCTTTTCGCTGATTGCCGGATCGTAGTAGCTGATCTTGTAGAGCGGGATGTTTTGCACGTCCTGCCGCCAGTACTGGTGCCGCGTGATCCACTCCTCGCGGAAGACCTGCGTCTCTTCGCTGATGGGAAGGTTGCGGAATTCCTGATTGAACATCACCGACTGCAGGTCTTCTTCCTTCTGCCGCAGCTCGGCCAGGCTCCACTTCTCCGGCCACAGCACGCTCTCCGGCGTCCACTCCAGATCGACGGCCATATAGCGCTTCTTCTTGAACGTCTTGAATTTGTCGTCGCTCAATAGGTCAGAGAGGAACGAATCGTAGCGCAGGATGGTGCCGATCACGAAGATCTGGCAGTACTTGCCGAGGTTCATCACCGTGCCCTTGAACCAGCGCACCAGCTTCTCGCGCGACTCCGGGTTATCCACGGCCTCTTCGTTTTCCATGTCATCGCAGATGACCAGGTCAGGCCGCCACATGCGATAGCGCAATCCGCGAAGGCTCTGCCCAGCGCCACGCGCCGCAATGCTGATGCCCGTCGACGTGCGGCAGTCGTTGATATCCCACTTCTTATCGCCCATCAAATCGCCGAACTGCTTCTTCAGCTCCTCGTTGGTCTCCAGCTCTTCTTTGATGGCGGCCATCTGCAGCGCGGCCTGCGACTGTGTGTCACTGATCAGCACAATAAACCGGCGCAGCTTGTAGCAGATGCAGTAGAGCGGAAGGATGACCGAGACGACGGTGGACTTGGCGTGCTCGCGCGGAGCTGCGACGGCGGCATACTTCTCCACCATCAGGATTTGGTACAGCTCCTTGTGGAACTCCGCCGGCGGCGTGAACTCGCCCGACACTGGATCGACCATGAAGTGGCGTAGGTAGGTGGTAGCGAAGTCCGTGATGTTGCTGGCCAGCGTCCACGCGTCGGCCAGCAGTGTTGCGGGGTCTACTTTTTTGCGGAGCGGGTTCTCAACATCAATGCCAAACGCGGCGCGTAGCTTCGCGCCGGCCTGATCAAGACGCTGCCGCTTCGACTTGTTTTGCGAAGACTTCGGCGGCATGCGACAACTCCTGGACTAACTCGGCTTGCAACGGTTCAAGTACCTTACGCACGGTGGCGCGCGTCATCAGCTTCTTCAGCACGTCCTGGGCGCTCTGCAGATACACTTCGCGCGGGTCGCCGGCCAGCGCCGCGTACTTCGCCCGCTCGGCCTCGCTCTTGGCCACGTCGGCATCCACCCGCTTCTTCATCAACTCAGTGCGCTGGATGCGCGCCATCGCCAGCGTCAGCGCGTTCAGGCTGTCGATGTACTTCATCCGCGATTCCAGGTCCATGCTGCGCGAGAGCTTGAAGACCTCATCGCGCATCGCGTTCAGCACGGCTTCGTTACCGCCCTCAATCGTCTTGCCGACGAACTTCTCCGCGAAGGCCTGCGCAGCCGCACTCTCCGCAAAGGCGCGCGTGCGTATCTGCTCGATGCGCTGGTCATACCAGTTCGAAAGCCCGTTACGCGAGAGCTTCATCTCTGGGAATTTTTCCCTCACAGCCCGGTCGAGCTTCTCCCAATCGATAAAGCCCACGTCCTCGGTCTGCCACTTCTCTCCGTAGGGCAGCGCCGACTTTGCGGATATCTGCTCCCAGCTCAGGCACGGCTTGCGCTTGTCACGTAGCCAGTCAATGGCGTCGCATACGCTCTGCGGCAGCGCGTCGATCTTGAGCGGCTGATTCACCTCGCGCCGCTCGCCGCGTTTTACCCTGGGCTTTGTCATTAGTCGAACAAGACCTCGGCTGTATTCTGCTTGCGGATAACGAGCGTGAGACCGGCGGACGTCAGCACGATATCGCTGAGAATCGCGCGCTCGTTCTCGTCGTCCCATCCTGTCTGAAAATTCACCCAGCCCAGTACGGACATATCCTGCAGCATGGTGATGATGCTGTTGCGCGACATCCGGTTATTGATGTCGCACATCATCTCCCACATCATGTAGTCGTCGAGCTTGTGCATCTGCGCCTGGTGCCCCTGCCGAATGAACTTCAGCATATTGCCGCGACGCCGTAACATCTGCAGCAGCTCCATCCTCGTCTTGTCCATTACTGGCTTCTCCCTGGTACTGTTTGTTTCTCTCCCAACGCAATAAGGGCAGAGGTGATCTTTTCTAACTCAACATCCTGACGGTCAAAGCGACCGTAGATGCTGGGGAATTCCTGCGCGGCATACATCGTGAGCCTCTTGATCTCATCCGCCGACCTGCTGCCCTGGTCGGCCAGCCGCGTCAGCGCGTCTGCGGTTCTACCCTGCGCCTCGGCGCTGGCCAGTTGCGCCGCTGTGCTCTCCTTGAAGCTCTCGCGCACGCCCTGTATGCCTTCGCTCATCAACTGCGTGAACAGGTACATGGCCAACCCGGCGATCAGGAACCACGGTCCCCAGCTCTTCAGCAGGGAGAAGGCCTCCGCCGGCTGCTTCTGCAGCATCTGAAAGGTGGCCATCACAATAGCGAGCACCGTGCCCACGCCGAAGCTGAAGACCATCACGCCCTTGAACCAGGAGCGCTGGAAGACGATCTTGACCCGGCTCGACGTAGGAGCGTGTGCGGTGGCGGCGCTGAGCAGGCTCATGCGGTGGCACCGTCCTTCACGCGCGATACCATCGGCGTCGCCAGCTCATCCACCATCCCCTGCAGCTCTGCGCCGTTGGCTGCGCTCAGGTGCAGCGTGGCTGCCGCCTGCGGCACCAGGGAGACGCCGGCTGTCATCGCCAGCGGCTTCAACTCCGCCAGCGCGCCGGCCTTATCCCCCAGCCGCAGATCCACGCCGGCTTGCGCCACGTTGCTCAGGGCGGCCAGCAGCCGGTTATCTTTGGCGGCCTTCCCGCAGATGCTGAACCCTAAACCGGCGACCAACACGGCGTTGGCCACCGAGAGGTGACCGAGGAAGCAGCTCACCCCCGCAGCGGCAATCACTACGACTCCGCCGATCATCGTCTTCTTGCCCATGAACCAGGTGCGCATGTTTGTCCAAATTTGCTGCATTTCGTCCTCCTGCCCCTTTCGGGGTCAAACCCTGCTCCCTGATGCCCTTAGATCGCGTCAGGAAATTCGTGCCACGCGTGGCAGTAATTCGGGGCGGCTACCCTACGCTGACCGCCTCCGGTCGCTCTACGGGGCTAATTTTGCCAATCCGCCATTTTGGAGCTCTGCGTGGACCCTTTTACTGAGGCCGGAGAGATACTCCGCACGCACCTGCGCCTCCGTAGGTTTCTTCGGAAGCTGCGCCACGATGGCTGCCAGCGCCGCGCGATCCGCCGCGCCACAGAAGAGCTTGTAGACGGGTTCCCGCTCCGCGCGCAAAGGCGAGAGCAGCAGCCCAATCGCCGAGAAGTCCTCGAACATCTTGTTGAAGCGCTCGGCCTGCGGTCCTATTGAGAGCCAGAAAGCATCGTTGGCCGCGTTGGCCGCTGCATCATACTGATCGCCGCAAGACTGGATATCCGCCAGATGCTTCACCGCGCTCGGCGCATCGGGCAACACCTGGGCGCGTGCCGGCACAAAGCTCAGCACAAACATCAGCAGCACCGCTGCCGACGCGCTCAACCAGGCGCGGAGCTTGTCCTCGCACATACTCATCTTGTAAAGGAAGGGCTTCTTCAGCACCGTGACCGTCAGCCTCCTGCCGTCGTAGGCCCACTCGGCGGTGATGCCGTCCTTCGATACCTGGCCACCGGTCGAGCCTGCCAGATCGAGCCCCTGCTCGGCGCGGAGCTGTGCTGCCTTCGCCTTGAAATCTTCGGGTGTCATCGCAACCTGAACCATCTCAAATCTCCTGTACTTCGACGGGGAGGGGTCTTGCCCCCTCCCCGCCTTGCTGCGTCTACTGCTGTCGTTGTTGTTTTGTCTTGGTTTAGCTTGTCGAGCCCGCGGCCTCATCCGCTTCGGCCACCGCCTCAGCCTGTGCGTCCTGCGATAGCGCGTCTGCCTGTAGTTGCGCGTCCGTCTCGCTCTTCATGGCTGTAAGTTTTTCCACCAGCGTCACGGCCTGTTCGCCCAGCGGGATCAGCAGTGCCAGCAGCGCCGTGATCTCCTCCGGCGTAAGCGCCAGCACGCAGAGCGCCAGCGGCGCGCCATGCCCCGGCAAGCGATTGTGCGAGCTCACCGCAGGCAACAGCGCCTGGATGGTGGTCAGCAGCGTCTGGATGGTCGCCGTCACACTGTTGAACTGCGACTGGGCCGAGGCGCTTTTCAGGTGCAGCAACCCCTGCTGTTGCAGGCTCTGCGCCTGGGTATTGAGCGCGTTGAATGCGGAGACAATCTGCGCGGCCGTCACCTGGCCATTGTTTGCCTCTGCCGTCTTGAGCTGCGCCACAAACGCGTCGTTGAGCTTGGCCAGCCCGTCGATGTAACTGGCGAGCGCGGCGCGGTCCGCGACGGTCTCCAGCGTGTCTTCATGGTTGATCTGTGCGGCACTGTTCAGCGCCGAGCCGATGGAATCCGCCGCGACCAATGCCTTGTGCAGTGGGGTGCTCTGCGGGCAACCCGCCAGCGTGGCCACAGCGAACAGGATGATGGCGAGCACGAAGACGGCAAACGCCGGTCGCATCCCACCACGCGTATTCATTTTCAGTTTGTCCAGGTTCATGCTGCCTTCTTTTCTGCAGCCGGAGGCTGCGGTAGTGGATTGTCGTACTGGTACAGATCGAACTCGTTCATCAGTGCAGTCAGCATCGGCGCGTAGGTGGGCGATGTGCTGTATCCGCAGGTCTTCAGCATCTGCGCGAACGCCTGCGGAGACTTCGCCGCCCGCATGGCCGGCTGGTAGCGCGGCGCATCGTGCAGCAGTTGTGCGTGATCCACAAAGCACGCTGCGGCATCGGGATACTTCTCGAAGCCGGCGGTGACCTGCTTCTTCTCACCGAACTCGTACTCCATCGTCGGGAACTCAACATAGGTATTGGGTACGTTCAGGTGCTCAGCCTTGATGCCGAAGTAGTTGTTCGCCTGGCGCGTCAGCTTACTCTGTCCCCAGGCGGATTCTAGGATGGCCTGCGCCAGCGTCACGCTGGCCGGAACTCCCCACTTCACATCAGCAGCCTGCGCCGCCGGCGCCATCTGCTTCAACCAATCGAGCTGTTCTTTGCTGGCCATCGCGCCTATACCTTTTCTGACAACTGAAAACTGACGACTGCATCTAAAACGCCGGTCTCGCCCTGCAACCACCACGGAAGAGGGCGAGAATCCACGGCGGCTCTGGCGATTCTCCGCGACCTCCTTTTCCTTCAGGGATGGTGGCGCAGTGCAGAAGCAGCCTTGCGGCTTAGATTGCAGAGTAGGCTGCGCGCACAGCGATATGCGTTCGCGCGGAAACACTCTTCCGCGCGGAAAGATTGGTGCGCCTATCGGCGCGATTTTGTCTTCGAACTTCAACAGAATGGTTTACTCGCTCTGCGCGAGGGAGAGCCGGAGGAATCCGGCAAATGGAACTGCGGCGCTTCTCGGTGTGCGTGGGGGTCGCCGCCGACTCAAACTATTGTTTATGCTGTTTGCAAACCTAGCCACGCTGGAGCGGTAGGTCAATACATCAATTACGCGATTGTGATGGGCATCGTTATTTGCATATCAGCACCTCGCGCCCTAGCTTCGCCTTCTTCTGTCCAAGCTTGTATGGCACACTCACACTCTTCACCGTGAAGCCGTACTGGCGGCAGTGCGCGCGCACCTCGGCGCAATCATCGAAGCTCATTAGAAACTTCCCCTGCAGCTCTGCCAGGCGAGCAAACAGCGCTTCGCGCTTCTCCTGCGTCAGCGCGTCATAACGTCCGTTTGCCTGAAAGTGCACGTAGGGTGGATCGAGATAGAAGAAGGTCTCCGGTGAATCGTAGCGCGTCAGTATATCTATAAAGTCACGCTGCTCGATCAACACATGGCTAAGCCGCTCACTCACGGCCAGCAGTAATTCACGGATGCGGTCCAGCGATTTCCGCGTGTGGCCGGCCAGCAGCGTCTTGGCATTAGAACTGGCAAAGTGCTCGCCCTTTGCGCCGTAGCTGTACCAAACCAGGTAGGCAAAGCGCAGCGCATCCTGTAGCTCATCGTCGCCCTTGGTGCCGCTCCGCAACTCGCGGAACCTGCCGCCATGCACCAGGTCTGTCTCGAAACGCTCAGCCAGCTCCGCCGGGCGATGCTTGGCCACGCGGAAGAAGTTGGTCACCTCGCCGTTCAGGTCGTTCATTACCTCGCGCGGAGACGGCTCCTTGCCGAAGAGCAGCTTCGCCGATCCGGCGAAGACCTCAACATAGATAGTGTGTGGGGGAATCAGCGAGAGCAGTGTTTTCTTCAGGCAGCGTTTGCCGCTGGGCCATGCGAAGGGAGAGTTCATTTGCGCAGTGTCGCTCCATAAATTTGCGCATTCAATGCCAGCGCACAGAAGGTACTCTGCAACTAAACAAACAATAGTTTATGTTTGCCTCCGGCGCGAAGCCATGCTTGAGATATGGCGATCACACTGTCTGTAAAGATTGGCCGCAGGATACGGCTTCTCAGAACGAGCAAAGGCCTCACACAGCCCATGCTGGCCGACCATGCCGAACTGACGACGGTCTATATCAGTGAGCTGGAGCGCGGCAAGAAGTCCGTCACCGTCGGCGCGCTGGCGCGGATCGCCCAGGCGCTCGACGTGAAGCTAGAGGAGTTCTTCAAAGGAATGTAGTTACTCTGTCAGCTTCCGGGCGCGCAGCGCTTGCAGCCGGAAGAAACTGACGAGGATGTCGGCCATCACACCACCAATAAGCGCACCCACGAGCGCGAGAAATATACAATATGGTGTAGCATCGTTCGAGGCACTCATCGCCGCGATGATTCCGGGCGCAGCGCCCACAATGGGCATCAGCACATAGAACCAGGCTACGCGGCTAAATAGTTTGCCGGAGTACTTCTCCAACTCCTCGTTGGTGCTCGTGTCCTTATTCTCTTCGTTCAGCAAGCTCATCGTCTCTCACTTTCCCGGCAGGGTTGGCCTGCCAATCCACAACACCACGCGGCCAAGCACTTCATAGCCGCTCGTCTTTACATCGATTGGAGCACACTCGGCACTCTGCGACATCAGTAGCCACGCATCGCCACTCCTCCTGAGCCACCGTACACAGATACCCTGTTCGCTCTTCGCCGCCACGATCTGGCCGTCTAGTGTACCCAGGTTCTTCTTGCCATGCACCTTCACGATCACAATGAATCCATCCTGGATAAGCGGACGCATATCGTTGCCCACTACGCGCAGCCCCACAATCCACGGCGCATCCTTTATCCAGGTCTGCGGCAGCGTCATAACGGTTTCGACATGCTCCTGCAGGAATCGGTTCGGCTCGTCGCCAACGCAGCTATAGATGCGCACCGTGCAACTGTCTAAATGTTCTGCTGCGTCCTCATCCTTCACCGCCTGCACAATCTGATCGCGCCGGGCATAGTCCGGTCCTGCCTGCTCAAACCACCAACTCCGGTTCACCTCATCCAGCTTGCCGATGGCCATCAGGGCTATTGCGGCAGGCTTTATATTGCCGGACTCCCAGTGAGCAACAGCACCCTGGGTAACCCCCAAAAGCCTTGCAAACTCACGCTGATTTGCTCCCAGCCGGGCACGGAGCATCCGCAGGTTTTCCCCGATGTCCAAAGATGCCGAATTAGTTGCTAATTTTCCTCTTGACTTTTGATTAGCCATTGGTCAGACTCGTCTACATGGTCAGCAAGAATCTTGCCCCCGAAAAGCGTAGCACGACGGTACTGATGCTGCGGCACTCCCTTTACATCGGAATCCAGGCTCGCGTTGCCAAGAAGCTCAATGTTCACGAGTCAGTCGTCTGCCGCGTCGCCAATGGCAAAACCACCTCCAAACGAATTAGCCGTGCGTTACAGCAAGAACTCCAGCGCATCGAGCGTGAGATCGAGCGCCGCACGGAGCGTGCCGCTTGAACTCACAAACACAGTTTCACCCGCCGGCACCCGCGAAGTCACTGCAAGACTCGTCGCTGAATTCTTCCATCAACCTGCAGCAGCAGCTCTGCTTCGCCTCCATCGATAACACGCCCGGCGCGCTCAACGATGATTCGCTGGTACGCGGCATCATCACCTCTTCCATCAAGCAGAGCGGCAAGAGCCGCGAGCAGATCGCCGAGGAGATGAGCGAGTCGCTTGCAGTGCAGGTAACGGCGCGCATGATCACCAGCTTCACCGCCGAATCCAAGGAGCTGCACCGCTGGCCCGGCGCTTGGGACCGCGCCTTTTGCCAGGCCACTGGCGACCATCGTCTTCTCATCTTCCGCGTAGAGCGCAGCGGGCTGCATGTGATCAACGACGACGAGCATGACCTGCTCGAACTTGGCCGTCAGTATCTGCTGCGCAACCAAGCCGACGATCAGATCGTGCGTCTGCAGCGCCGCCTGCGCGGGGTGGCGCTATGAAGAATCTCTGGCTCAGCAAGGAACGCGTGATGGAGCTGACTGGCTGCTCTGCCAAGTGGGTGGAGATGCAGGTTGCAACCGGCAAGCTGCATGCGCGTGAGACGCGGCAGCGCGGACGCAACGGCAAGCCCCTCAAAGAATACTGTGCCGCCTCGCTACCGCAGGACGCGCAGAACAAGTTGGCCGGCGGAGACGTTGCGAGCGTCGCAGCACAGGGAACCGCCATAACCCTGTCGCCCCTCTTCGCCGGCCACCAATCCACTGAGCGCGTCGTCCTCGTCGATCCGCGCGACCAGGCAAAGGCTGCAGAGCGGTTGCAGATCATCCAACCCATACTGGACTACCGAGCTTCGCAGGCGGGAAGCTACGAAAGAAATAAATACCTACAGCTCAAGATATCCAATGGCCGCAACGTCACCACCGTCGAGCTGCTGGAGCAGTATCTATCAGAGCTGCACGGCGTCAGCGCGCGCAGCATCCGTCGCTGGGCATCCAGCTACCGCCGCAATGGTGGCGATGTAGCTCTGGCAGACAAGCGCCGAGCCGACAAGAATCAATCGCGATGGGCCAAGCAGAACCCTGAGCTGGCCACGCTGGCGGCTTATGTATTTCTAGAGCGCAAACTCAGCGCCACCGTCGCGCATGAGTACGTCCGCGCCCGCGCTCTGGAAGTGGAGGCCGCCGTGCCCAGCTACGAGACGGTGCGTGCCTTCCTCAACAATCCGAACGAAGTCAGCGTGAGTATGAAAATGCTGGCGCTGCAGGGGCAGGAGAAGTACGAGGCGACCTTCAGCCCGTTCCTGCGCCGCGCGTACACAGACGTGGCCAGCAACGAGATATGGGAGTCCGATCACATGATCTTCGATGTGCTCGGCCAGAACGATATCTTCGACGACTGCGACCTGCAGCCCATCCGCATGCACCTCACCACCATGTTCGATTACCACTCGCGCTACGTCACCGGCGTCGCCTTCTCGCGCAACGGCAGCAGCCGGTCCTTAGCGACAGCATTTCGCCGCGCTATCACCGCGCATGGCATCCCTTACGGCTTCTACTGCGACAACGGCAAAGACTACAAAAAATTCACCAAGGGCGCGCAGCGGCACGAGCTAGACGAAGCCGAGCGCATGGCCGAAGAGATGCACCGCGAGGGTGTGCGCTCACTCACCGGCGACGGCAAGGGCGGCAGCGTCATGCAGCGCTTCAACATCGCCGTCACCTTCTGCTTGCCATACCACGCGCAGTCGAAGGGCGTGGAGCGCTTCCACAATTCACTGCATAACCGCTTCGATAAGGTGTGGCCCAGCTACACCGGCCCAGCGGCGCATCTGCGGCCTGACAGCACCCACGCCATGTTCGCGCGGCACAAGGGATTGATGATGCTGCGCAAGCGCGGCCAGATGGATTCCGCGCAGGTCGCAGCAGAGTCTGACATTCCGCTATGCAGCGAATTAGTGCAGGCGTTCATGAACTGGCTGGAGGTCTACTACCACGCTGAGCCGCAGTCCGGCGAAGGCATGAATGGTCGCTCGCCGGCGCAGGTCTTCGTGGCGGATCGCTGGAAGGATGCGCGCCCCGCGCCCAGCCCCGCACTGCTCAGCTCGCTGCTGATGGAGCGTGAGATACGCAAGGTAGATTCCTGCGCCGTCAGCCTGCAGGGTCGGCGCTACGTTCCCAGCACAGACGATCTGCATGCCAGCGCCATCATGCACGAATACACAACGCGCAAAGTGCTGGTCGCCTACGACCCCTGCGATATGCAGTCGGTCGATATCTACGATACCGACGGCCACCTGCTCTGCACGCTGCAGGCGGAGTTGCTGATGCGCCAGAGCGGAGATAAGGAAACGCGCGACCGCATCAGCGCCAGCATGCAGCAGCGCCGCTCGCTGATGCGCAGCACCCGCGAATCGCTCGCCGGACTCTCCCGCGCCGTAGCCAGTAGCGGCCAGCCCGCACACGCTGACGCGCAGCCCGACGTTCTTCCCCTGCTGGCCACCGGCACAGATGCCATTACCCAGCGTTCACAACTCAAACCCCAACGGACGGTCACAGTCCGCCAACCGCTCTACACGCATGATCTGGTTCAGCAACTCTTGGAGGATTAGATGGGACTCAGCTACGAACGGAAGAAGGAGATCGCAGCCATGCAGTTGCCTGACGCCCAGGCAGCTACGAAGATTGCGCGCGATTACATGGCCGCCACTGGCCTCACGCTCACGGCATTTGCGCGGCACGTCGGCTGCGCAGACAACACGCTCTCCATGCTCTTCAAGGGTAACTACGCCCGCATCAGCGGCACCAACAAGAACGTGATCGCCAAGATCGTCAAGTTCGTCGACGCGCATCCGGCAGGGGACGTCGAGAAGGTGCGCGGCAAACTCTACGACACTGAGAATGTGGCCACGCTGCGTCAGTGGTTCCAGTACACACTGAAGAACGGCAAGATGGTGGTCGTCTACGGCGCGCCCGGCAGCCAGAAGACCTTCAGTATGCTGGCGCTCCTAGAGCAGCTCAACCGTGACGAGTTGAGCAAGAACGGCCACGGCGCGCGCGCCTTCTACGTCTACTGCTCGCAGGACATTCGTCCCAGCGACCTCATCCGCAAGATCATGCAGGCGTGCGCACTGCCCGCCGCGCGCAGCCTGCAGGCGAACCTCAACAGTCTGCGGCTCTTCTTCCGCTCGCGCCGTGTGGTCTTCACCTTCGACGAAGCGCAGCACCTTGACATGCGCTGCCTGGAGATCGTGCGCGAGCTGAACGACCTGCCGCCATACTTCGGCGTCATGCTACTGGGCAGCCATAAACTGCGCAACTTCTTCAGCAACCGCGCCGGAGACCTGCAGCAGTGGGAGTCGCGCATCGAGACCGTAGTCAGCCTGCCCGGCATCAGCGAGGAGCGCGCGGCTGAGATCGTGCGACAGGAACTGGACGGCGTCAAGGATTTCACGGCAACCAAGATGCGCACCTTCCTGAACGGCTGCATGGTGCAGGACGTATTCAGCAGCAAGCGTGGCAGCGCACCGGAGTATCTCAGCGCGCGCAAGCTCTTCAACACCATCGCGGGCATCAAGCAGGCGAAGGCTTCGAAGGAGGTCACCCAGTGAACGGCTGGATTCTCCGCAAGCTCGAAGACATGAACTGGCCCTGTATTGACCGAATGCTGGAGCGCGTGATGTGCGTCGGCTTCGCGCTCGTCGTTACCTGGGCGGCGTTTGAAGTTGCTCGCGCCATCGCGGATCGCGGCCTCGCATTCCTGATCAGTGGAGGTGCACGGTGAGCGAACAGACCGCCAAGCCGCGCGAACTCTTCTGCAGCTTCTGCCGGCACGAGCACTCTCTCGACGATGCCTGGCGCGAGCTATGGTCGACGCCGGATGGCACGATTCACATCCAGAAGATTGATCCCGTCCGCCACAACTGCATCAGTGAGGTCTACGTCTGCGGACGGCGCGGCGTGGCCGTCTTCGTGGATCGCTATCTCTACCAGGGCAGCTTCGAAGCACCACCGATCATCGACACCACCGGAACTGATATTCCGGCAGCACCTCACCTCTAACCCGAACTGAAGGAGCACCATGACAACCACCACAGAAGCACAGCCACTCGATATGACCAAGGCCGTTCGCGGCAAGTACTTCGAACAGGTCACCGGCGACAAGCTGCCAACCTCACCGGCCAACGGCAAAGACTACACCACCCGCTCCACTAAGACCGGCAGCCTCGCCTGTGAGGTCGCAGCCAGCGCCATCGCCAACGTGCTGCAGTCTGAGCAGTGCAGCTTTGACAAGGCCACATTCCATAAGCTCTGTGATGCCTACACCGTTAGCCAGGCGCTGAAGGATTCCGCGAGTGACGCCTTTGAACTCCGGAAGAAAGAGCTGCAACTCTTCGTCGATCAGTTCGGATACGTGCCCACCGGCGCAGACAAAACCACCCGCTGCGCGACGGAGCGGTACCAGGCTGACATTCAGCGCGCCACTCCGGTTGAGATCAACGACTCGCGCGTAGAGGACTTCCAGACGATCTGCCGCAAGGCGCGCATCGCGTCCCTCTTCCCGTTCATCTTCCAGCGCCGCGTGGAGTACACGCTGGTGCCGAAGGCTGACAAAGTGATTGAAACAGCGCCGGTGCCGAAGAAATATGCACTGGCCTTCCACTCGCTCTACGCGCTGTGCTTCACCCCGAAGCCGAAGTCGCCGTCGCTGAAGGTGATTGACCTGACAGAAGAGCAGGCCGCGCAGCAGAAGAAGGCTGAGGAGAAAGCGGCCAAGACTGTCGCCGCCAAAGAAGCCAAGACAGCAGCGAAGGCTGAGAAGAAAGGCGGCGCATCCAAATGAGTCGCCCGCGCAGCATCGCTCAGATCGCACCCATCACCGCCGGCGACCGCGAGGTTCGCGTGGAGCTGGCGGCGGGGCAGGTCTTCATCCACGTCAAGCCAGAGGCCGTGTGCTCGCACTGCGGCCACAACGCCACTATCTTCGTCGCAATGGACGGCTGGTCGCCCTGCGCGCGCTGTTACAACACCCTGCAGCTCTACGCCACTGGCACAGCCGAGAAATCAACCTGGGCAAAGAAGATCGACGCATCGCTGGAGGCTTTGCTCGCGCAGGGGCCTCGCGCTTCCGTTGACGAGCAGCTCATCCTCGCCCGCCCCTTCCTCGTCGCGGAGAAGGCAGTGCAGGCATGAACAAATTCAAGCCTTATAAGCCATCCCATCTCAGCCGTCCGAAAGGGACGACGGTGCCACCGCCGCCGCCGATCCGTACGCAGATGATCATCCCACTGCAACCCTCGCTACTACGTGACCGTGCGGTGCTGGAACTCTGCGACTGCGCCGAGGGCCTCACTGTGAAAGAGATCTCCGATCACCTGGAGCGGCTCGAACGCGGCGCGCTTCCCACTCCGATGATCGCCGTCATCGGTTTGCTTGGCACCGGCTACCTCTACATCCACTTTTACGGCACCGCAGCCGAGCCCAGCCGCTACCGCACCAGCGCGGAAGGCCGCGAGTACATCTGTATGATCGCGGACCTCTGCAGCGCGGCTGAGGCGCAAAGCGCTGCGCGCACGGTAAATGTGAAAAGCGAGGTGACGGCTTGATTCGTCTTAGCCCTTTCACCGATGAAGAGCTTACCCGCATCGCGGCAGAGTGCCGTGAGCAGGCAGCGAAGACCACAGACAGCGGCATACGCGCAGCGACCGAAGCAAAGGCAGCTGTCTTCGAAGAGCTGCTGGATCGCCGCGCGGAAGCGCAGCGCATCGAAGCGGCAGTGACCAGGATGCTCAAACAACTCGAATCAACTCCACTGCCCGAAGTAGAGCAGTAGAGGCAACCGCCAACGCAGTAGTGAGATAGGAGAACGCAATGCCAATTTTGAAAGGACTTCCAGGAGTCAAGGCCGCGCAGCTCGAAGCGCCGGATTTCAATACGGTGACGCAGGCAATGCGCAACCTGACTACTCATCGGGCTACAACAACCGCCGCAGATAACGGAGCAATCAATCTCTGGATCGACGATGCAGGTGTGTATCGCGGCGAACGTTACAGGCTGATGAGCACCAAATCTTCCATTAGCTGCTCGAAGAAGAAACCTCTACGAGATTGGTTGGTTGAGAACCTCCCAAAGATTGTTTGATGCCATAAGTTTCCGCTGAGTCAAGGCAGCGGAAAGCAGTGGCGGGGCATGATGCCACGCGAGATGCATGGATCTGGTTTACGTATATTTCCAGCATGAAACACCCCGCCGCTGAATTTTAGAAAGAAAGGACACTCCCGATGGCAGCACCGAATATGGCTTCGCTCTTCGACACGCTGGAAGACCGCAACGTCGCGCGGCTGCGGGAGGTCATCGCCGGCCGGTTTACGGACTGGCACATCACGCCGCGTCAGGCGGAGCTGCTGCGGCAGATCGAGTGCCGTCGTGGCCAGCGCCATATGATCTCTGGCGCAGAGCTGTGCACGCGCCTGCGCTGCAAACGCCGCGAGCTGAGTGCCGACGTGCAGGAGCTGCGGCTGATCGGTATCGGCATCGGCACATCGCGCGATGCGGATGCCTCCGGCTACTACCTCATCACCACAAACGACGAGCTGGTAGCCACGCTGAGCAGCTATCTGCGGCAGGCGCTCACCGAGCTGCGCATCGTCAAGGCGCTGGACCACGCCGGGTTCCACACCGCATTCGGCCAGCTCAAGCTGCAGCTTTTCCCTGACGACGCGAAGACTCTCGAACAAGGTTTCCTGGAGGCCGCCAATGGCTAACGATTATTTCTACTGCCATAAATCAAACCCGCTCGCTGCATCCGCCTGGGGCATCATCGTGCTCACCGGCCTGATCCTCGCGGTCGCACTCCACTTCATTCACCACGGAGGTGCGCGGTGAAGCCGATTGAGTTGAACACACAGGTTATAGCGCAATGTCCGTATTGCCATGTCCTGATGGATATGCCCACGCACATCCTCACGATCAACGGGAAGTCATCGTGTTTGCGGCCTAAATGTATTCGCAAACTGATCCAGGATGCCTGCGGCGAGGAAGCCCATCGCGTCAACGCAATACTCTCCGCATTCGGAGGGAACCTATGAGCCGGCACAGCCGTTTCGATAGCTGGCCGAAGACGCGCGCGGAGCTGAAGTTCCGCTATTACACCTTCACCCGCATGGGCACCTGCAGGAAGTGCGGAAGAGTGATCGAGTACTGGCTCTCGACCAACCGCATCCCGCTCATCTATGACGTGATGCTGGAAGATGTTTCACCCGCAACATTGCACAGCAAGACCTGCACGGAGAGAGGAAGAACACAATGACAACCGCCATAACAAAGCATCAGGTCAGCCAGTCAGCGAGCCAGACAGTCAGCGATGAAAAGCTAAACGCGCTCGCGCACTCGATGGCCTATGAACTGTGCGTCTCGCATATCGAAGCCGAGTGCATAATGTACGGCTCGATTGAGGAGCCGTGGTATCACCTCACCGAAGGCCACTCCGATGAAGACGAACGTCGCAGCCTTCAGGTAAGTATCGATTACCTCGACGCGCGCGGCCTGCTGATCCGCGATTGCATGGATGACAATATGGTTCGTTTCCGCGATGAAAGCGAGGCGACACGGCCATGACACGGAAACTGATTGCACTCTTCCTATTGGTTCCTCTCGGAGTGACCGCGCACTACCGCCAGCATGGCCCTGCGGTGCTCAACGATCTGACGGTTACGCCGGGCGATGTGCGGCCAGACGCCACGGTCGCGCAGCTCTGCGATCCAAACTTCCACACCGGAACCATCCGCAATGTGCCGGAGAGCGTGAAGCATCAGGCGTGCGCCGAGTATGGGCTAACCGGCGCGGCCTGCACTGGAGAGAAGGTGGAGATTGACCACCTCATCTCGCTCGAACTCGGCGGCAGCAATGATCTGAAGAACCTATGGCCACAGCCCTACTTCCCAGCGCCCGCAGCCAAGCAGAAGGACGTTGTAGAGAACTGGCTGCACGCCCAGGTGTGCAACAACAAGATGGCGCTGGCCGACGCGCAGCACGCCATCGCCACCGACTGGTACGCCGTGTACCTCACCGTTCCCAAAGCCAACGGCGGAGGTGGGCAGTAATGGGACTCTATAACTTCAAAAAACAGTTTGCGCCCATGATCCTCAGTGGCGAGAAGACGCACACCATCCGTGCGCGGCGCGCTCACCCTGACAAACCCGGCAACCCTATGTATCTCTATACCGGTCTGCGCACGAAGTATGTGCAGAAGCTGTTCGCCACGGTCTGCACCCGCGTCGAAGATATCCGGCTGGAAGGTGCGGACAAGCAAGGTCCACGCATCTTCATCGAGGGTATTCGACTCGCAAATGACGAGTGTGAGCAATTGGCGCGACGTGACGGCTTCGCCGATATCTACATGATGAGTTTGTTTTGGCATGGACGGTTGCCATTCGACGGACACATCATCCACTGGCGTTATCCGAAGGAGGCGCAATGAGTAAGAGTGAACGTAATAAAAACTGCTGGAGTAAGTTCGCGCGGGTAGCTAATGCTCAAAACGTATGGCTACCGGCCAGCACACGGCCGATGGGGGCGCTTACCTGCTGCAGCCTACTCCTTACATGGTTCGATGTTCCGGAGGTCTTTGAGGTCCATGCGGAGTGGCACGAAGACGACCCGCACGGCTCTGGAGAGAGCTTCTTCACCTTCATGCTCTTCGGCGATATGCATCAGATTCCCTGCACCGGCGACGACAGCGGCATTCGGCTCCTCGGCTGGAGGTACATAGCATGAGCAACAAACCCGCGCCCTCCTACGACGATCCGCGCCCAGGATGTGAAGCGGTGAAGCCCTGCCACCGGCTCTGCGATCACACTAGCCCGGAATGCCCACGACACAAGGCGATGGCCATCGCCCGCGCAGAGAAGAAAACAGCAGCGCGTGCCGCGAAGCTGGCACACGATCCAATGGACAGCGAATGGAGACAGGCATGAGCAAGCGCGACGACTCCATCAAGCTGAAGCGTTTTATCGACGCCATCAAGGGCCGCAGGCTCTCGTGGACCGTGGCGGCGGAGATCAACGAGGCGCTGGGCACGAAGTATAACGGCGACGACAAGCTCTCCACTAAGCATCGTGTTCTGTTGGCTCTGATTGCAGATTCCATGATCGAGCGCGGCGTGAAGCCAGCAACCTCGCTGTTGACGCCGATGCAGAAGAAAGCCCTCGCACGGAGGCGCGCATGAATACCTTTGCGACCTTCGAGCCATTCGTTGTTCCTGCGGCACCGCGCTACTGCGCCGATGAGCGCTGTGGCAAGAAGCTGGCGCAGGCCAATCGCGACACGCTCTGCTTTAGCTGCCGAGCGAAGAAGAACGCTGCCAGGGTACGGTCGCTCACTGGCAACGCATCGCCAGCGATGCTGCAGCGTGAGGCGGTGTACTGCGCGGTGAAGGACTGCTCCAAGACGACGCGCGCGCTGAACGGTCGCTGCCGCGAGCACAAGCAAATCAAGATTGGTACGCCGCTGCGCGCCGCCACAGAGCAACGGAGGTCAGCATGAAAGAGCCGAAGAGCTACACGGAATGCACCGGATGCGGCAGCGCGAAGGGCTACCCCATCACACGGCTGTGCCGCAAATGCTCTGCATTGCGCAAGTACAACCACACGCCGGAGAGTGATGAGAAGCTGCGCACCATCTACCGCACCGCCTATGGCCGGCGGGAGCTGAGCCGGCAGCTCAATGCCTTTGCCGCAGAGATGGGCTGGCCGCGCCAGGTGATACTGAAGCGCGCTTCGGCCCTTGCCGTCGTCAACGACCTGCGCCGCTTCTGGACGCCGCGCGAAATCCAGTATGTGCTGAACAATGCCGGCGTCTGCTCCCCGAAGCTGATAGCCAAGCAGCTTCACCGCAGTACCACCTCTGTCGTGCAGAAGATGAACGAGCTGAAGCTGAGCCGCCAACTCACCGGCGTCTACAGCCAGACGCAGTTGGCGGAGTACATGGGCGTGAATGCACACACCGTGCGCAAATGGCTGCGGCGCGGGCTGCTGCTGCCCGACCGCGAACGGCGCTACACTCACGCCGCTGTCTGCCGCTTCATCTGCCGCTACCCAGAGGCATACACGATCCGCAGCATCAATCCCCGCTGGTTCCGCACTGTTCTGCGCGATCTTACGTCGGTGGCTGTGGCAAAGCCTGTGCAACGCGAGGTGGCCGCATGAGTGCTGATGGCCGCACGACCGTAATAAAAACCTACCAACAGATCGCCGCCGAGTTGGGTGAGTTGGTGCAGCGCAAGAATGCCGCCTACGGCAACAGCGTAGACGCGGGAGACCGCATCATGGCCATACTCTACCCGGCGGGCATCACGCCACAGCGGATGCCGCGTGCGCTGCGCCTGGTGCGCATCCTGGACAAGGTCAACCGGTACGCGACAGACAACGACAGCTTCGGCGAATCGCCGCTCATCGACGTAGCTGGCTACTGCATCACCATCCTGCACGAGGAACAGAAAGAGAGCGCGGAAGAATGCACGCACGTCAATGCCAGCGACCCGGCTGCAAACAACTCGCCCCAGGCACCTCGCGCTTCTGCGGCCCCGTCCACAAGCGAGAAGACTACAACGAGCGCAAGCGCGACGAGCGAGAGAAGCTCAACAAGCTCGTGCTGCAAGAGGTCGAACGCAAGCTCCGCCGCCGAACCGATGTACAGCTCACCTGCTCCAGTTGTAAGAAGACGGTTCCTATGCAGCACAGAGGCCGTCCCAGCCGCACAGCGTGACGTGCGCTACATCTGTTCAATCTGCGGCCACGATGTGCGGTTGTACCCCGAAGTGTTCAATATTTTCGTGACGAACTACTGGTCGCCGATCTGTATGTGTTGCATGAAGGGCGAAGCGGCAGCTAAGGCCGCGCTCACCCAGGAGGTTGCACTATGATTCCCGGCAACAAGTCAGCCCACATCACCGGCGCGCAGATGAAGCGCCTGCAGACCGTATACGGCCTCTACGCCCGCGCCACGATGGACGCGGCCACCTTCCCCCTGCCGACCGCACAGCAGGCCAAAGCAGCGCGCCTGGCATGGGCCAGCGAACGCACTGGCCGCTCTGTGCAGAGCTTCAGCGAACTCAGCTTCAGCGAGGCGCAGCTCCTGATCGACTGGCTGCAGGGCGTGCTTGGCGTGAAAGCACCAGCGAAGAAGAAGCAGCGCCTGTCGCGCAGTGCAGCGCAGCAGGCCGGCACCGCTGGCCGGCATGACGCCGCACAGACCAACGAGACCACAATGGCCTCATCCGCCGATCTCGCCCGCATCGCCCACGTCCTCACGCTGCTGGGCTGGGAGCAGGCGCAGCTCGAAGCCTTCCTGCGCAGCTCGCGCACGCCGCTGCGCGGCAGGAGCAACCCAGCGATCCGGACTTTATCCGATGCGAACAAGGTGTACTGGGCGCTCAAGCGTATCGCAGAGCGCAAGGGCGTGTGGGTGAAGGCATCTGAGTATCGCAAGCAACAGGAGAGCGCCAACGCCGCATGATCGACCTTCGCCAATTCGTGATGCCATTCGCCGAGCGCGACGAGGTGGAGACCTCGCGCGTGATGCGCATCCTGGGCGTGAGCCGCAAAGAGGTGCTGATGATGCTCAAGGCCGGCGACCTGGAGTTCATGCGCAAGCAGCCGCGCGGCTACTGCTACATCAGCTATGCCAGTCTCGTGCGCTACTGCGACGCGCTGCGCGTGAAGTATGCGATCGGTGACAACCGCCCCAAGCGCGACGGCATCTTTGGCCGGCACAAAGATGTGGACCTGCTGCCGTTCCCACTCACTGACACGATGGGCGTGGGCGATGTAGCGCGTGTGCTGAACTGCACGGAGCGCAACGTCCGCGAGATGTGCGAGGCCGGTGTGCTGCTGAGCTACAAGCTTGAGGACGGACTTCGCTGGCGCATCAGCATGCGCAGCTTCCACGAGTACATCGCGCGCCTCGGTGGGCGCAAACCGGAGCCAATCGACGCGAATGTTTCCGCGCGGAAGTGTGTTTCCGCGCAGACCCTCTTTACAGAGTAGATAGCTCAAACTTTGGGCTATGAGATTCCTTCGCGCCTCACTCCTCTCGCTCATCGCCGTCTCAGCCGTCGCCGTATCCACTCCAGCCTTCTCGCAGAACACCACCACCATCACCGCGACCACCATCCTCTCCGGTGGTGCTGCGCTCAGCAGTGGCACGCTCTGCCTCACCGGCACAGACGTGAACGGCAACAACATCACCTTCACCACGCACGGCGGCGGACTCAACCTGGCTGGCCGCGCCTTCTGCCAAACGGTCACCAGCGGCGCACTCGCCGGATCGCTCACTGTTCCAAACCCTGCGCTCACGTTGCCCGCCAACATTTGCTACCACGCCAAGGTCTCCGACGCCGGCAACAATCAGACCATCGACCTCGGTATCACCTGCACTATCGCAGGCAGCTCCTTCAGCTTTGATACTGCGCTGCTCGGTGGTGCGCCCAGCACCTTCCCCTCTACCGCGCTGCAGGTCGCTCCGTCCACGCCAGCTAATAGCAGCGCGGCATGTACCGCTGGCCAGATATGGGTTGACGCCACCTACGTCTACGTCTGCACCGCGACCAACACCATCAAGCGTGCTGCCCTCAGCAGCTTCTAACGGAACGCATGCTGGAGATGAATCGACTATGAAATTGCGCCATGCACTCTCGCTCGTTCTCGCCTTCGCCTTCGCGCTGCCTGCGCTCGCGCAGAACACTACCACAATCACAGCTACCACCGTCTATAACGGAGCCTCAGCCGGAGCTGCTACTCCGCTAGCCAGCGGCACGCTCTGCCTGCTCGCCGTGGATGCGTACGCTGCTCCGCTCAGCTTTACCCAGGGCGGCGGCGGCCTCAACCTCGCCAACCGCGCCTTCTGTCAGACGGTCACCGCCGGCGCGCTCACCGGGTCGCTCGCCGTTCCCAATCCCGCACACACCCTGCCCGCCAATATCTGCTACCTGATCACGGTGAAGGATGCCAGCTCGCAGCAGGTCATTCCGCTCGGCAAGACGTGCTCCATCGGTGGCAGCACCTACTCGCTCGACACGGCGAACTTCGGCGGCAGCACCTATCAGCCCGGCACTAACTGGACCGCCGGCAACGGCGCGCCGAGCGGCGCGTGCGTCGATCCGTCGTTCTACATCCAGGAGGACGCAGGTGGCAAGGTGTGGGATTGCCCCGGCGGCACTTGGACCGCGCCGAGTGGAGGAGGTACGCCCACCGGAGCAAACGTGGCAGCGGCGATGGCAACCACGCCGGACAGTCTGACAAACGCCAACTGCATAAACAGCAGTGGTTGGGATTCATTCGTCATCTATGGCGGTACTTCTGGCGTTGCAAATTGTGATGCGTATCTGACCAGAAGTTTTCAATCAGGGCAGCCCGCGCTGAACTTCGGCACTGCTGACTATATGGACAGGATTACGCTGCTTGTCAATGAGTCTTCTGATGCATCGCAATTGTATCTAGACGACTCAACTGGCTCTGTAGCAAGTTGGAGCACAAACTCTGGCAATCCCAACCTCAGTATGAACTCCAACTATGGGCCGACCGCTAATCTGTCCGCCACAAATTTAGGCGGCGGAGCACTGATGCTACAGGATGGTAATGGCGACTTCTCTAGCCTGTACTCATCCGGGTATTCAGAAGTGCTGATGCTGAATGGAGATGGATATGCTGGCGAAACAACCATATTGGATTCTTGGCATCTAGCTGGCTCAGATGGTAGTGGAGGCGGATTTACTGCGTCATCGTCATGGTTATCTATGGCGGGTGACGACGGCAGCCACGCTAAATTGAATGGTAGTGATTTGAATATGACTGATACTGATGGCAATAGTGTAGACGTTCAACTGTATGGAACTATCTACAACTTTGTGGACAATGGAGTGTTTCAGGAATACTTCTTTGCTCAGAACGCGAATTTTCCCGCTGGAGTCTGCGGCAATGATGGATATGCTAAATGGGACTTTACTCCTGATGGTCATATTCGTTTTTGTGCTGCGGGTGCTGGACAAATTTGGCGCTCACCGCTTTTCTAAATCAACCCAATAGGAGTAATCATGCGTAAACTTACACCTCTTCTGATCCTCTCGGCGCTCATCTTTTTTGGGCCCTTCACGCACGCTCAATCGCCGGCTCCGACGCCTCCGATTACATGGACAGTCCAGGCGATCGGATGCCCGGCCCCAAGCGCTCTTCCTGCGACCCTCGCGCCGCAATTTACCACCGCTGCGACAGGCATCACAGATGCTGGAGAACTGGCTCTCATCACCAGCCAACAGACGCTCGTGAATAATGCCATCGCGAAGTTCTTTACGGCGAATCCGCAGACGATGTTGATGGTGCGCGTCTATCGTCTCGTGACCTTCGATGCACACCCGCAAAATAAGCTGGAGTTCACCGTCAATCCGATCAAGATTCCAGCCGGCGCAACCTGCCCAACGACCTAACTGAAGCGGTGAGGGGCAGGCCTATAGAGCTGTCCAAATCCGCATCCACCTTTAGCCCCATTTCACACCGCGAGGCACTATGGCTTTTCTGCTCCCGACGTTCACTCATCCAGGCAATGGCGCGGTCTATCCCAACGCCTACGCGCGCGTCTTTTCAGTCAAGAAGAATAAGGCTCAAAAGGTCGCCATCGTGCAGTTCGAAGTCTTCGCTTCGCAGGCCGCCCGCACCGCTCTCAAAGACCCCGTTTTCATGCTGCCGGTGCAGTTCATGGATGCCACCACCGCACCCAGCCAATACAGCTCTCTTTTCAGCGCGCCGCCAGTCGCCGCAGATACCCTGCCAGCGCCCGCCGTCAACGTCGACGACATCGATATCTCGCAGGCGTATGTGGGCCTCAAAACCCACCCCGCCACAGCGGCGATATTGGCCGCCGGTACGCCCGCTTAGCGCCCCAGTCGCCCGTCGGCCCCAGTTCGCTAGGATTAGGGCCACACTGGGGCTGTCAGGGCGAGTTCGTTAGGATTTGTAGGTGGCTTAGATCCGCAGTTGGCGCGGGTTTTTGATAATTTAGAAGTTTCCACTGCCGCCATTCACCGCCGAGTTCGTTTGGTTCGCTAGGATGCTGACGGGGAATCAGTGACTTAGCTATAAAATCCAAGCGAACTACCCCGCTTCCGGCCATATAATTCCTGTAATCATCAGCCCGCCGCGCGCGCCGTTTTCACGCATAAAACCCGCGCCGTCCGCCCACTTCCTGCGCCTTCCTACCACTTCCCACCACCGGACATATACTTTCTGTTCTCACAAGAAGGGCACGGAACCGCCGTTCAGCGGCACGCTGAACAAAAACTATG